GGGCGGCGCACGATATGGCTGATCGGAGCGTTCCTGTGGGAACCCCGACCATCTGAGCATCGCTCCAGGTGAGCGGCTTGATCCCCCGTCTGACCAGGCAAGACGGTAACCCACCTTGCCCCGGTATGTCCGCCGCTCCCACCGCACGCAAGGAGGCGTCCATGAGCGTCTCCGGCGCCAAGCCCACACCCCACCTCCAGGCCGTCCGTGAGGGTTCCTTCCGTCCCGACCGCCAGAACGAGGGTGCCCGTTTCGCTCCGGTGGACCCCGTGGAGCCGGCGTGGGACGACGTGTTCCCCGGGCGAACCAAGGACGCCAAGGAGACGCGCGCCTATGCCGCTGCGCTCTGGGCTCGCATCGTGCCGGCCCTGGTGATCTCGACTGGTCTCACCGAGACCCAGCGGGAGACCGTGACGGACTACGTGGTGACCGCCACCCGCATCTGGCAGGGGGAGCGCGCGCTGTCCCTCCAGGGCCTGGTGGTCCAGACGGAGCGGGGCATGGTCAAGAATCCTTGGACCTCCATTCTCAACGCGTACCGCTCACACTTCCGTTCGCTGACTGGCGAACTGGGTCTGTCTCCGTCGGCGGCCTCCCGCATTGCGGCCCCCGATACAGGAGACAACGACGATGACGACACCTTTGACTGACAGCTTGGGACTCTGGAAGCAGGAACTTCCCGTGCCGTATGCCTCGCTCCTGGAGCTAGGCATGACGGAGGAGGAGGTTCTGGACGGGTGGGAGCGCCGCCCCCTCCACTGGACATGCCAGGCCCCGGGGCACCCGGGCGCCTATTTCTCCGTGGAGCACGCTGCGCGCGCCCTCAAGGCCGTGGAGTCCTTCAAGCACACCAAGGGTCGATGGGGCGGCACGCCGCTCCGTCTCCAGACCTGGCAAAAGGTGTGGGTGATCTTCCCCATCTTCGGGTGGGTCTACTTTGACACGGAGATTCAGCGCGTCCTCCGGGTGATCCGCTCCGCGTGGGTGGAGATCCCCCGCAAGGCCGGCAAGTCCACGCTGTCCTCCGGCATCGCCCTCACCCTCCTCCTGGCAGACCGGGAGATGGGTGCGGAGGTCTACGCCGCCGCTGGTTCGCTTGAACAGGCCGGCCGTGTCGCAGAGGACTGCAAGCGCATGGCGATGACGTCCAAGGCCGTGCGCGGTCGCGTGGACGTCCTCCGCAACGTCATCCGGGTGCCCCGCACCGGTGGACTCTTCCGGCCCCTTTCCAAGGTTGCCGAGACTGCTCACGGGCTCAACGTGTCCGGGGCCATTGTGGATGAGGTCCACGTCCACAAGTCCCGTGACCTCATCGACGCCATCGAGACCGGCGTGGGTGCCCGTGACCAACCGCTGGTTGTGTACATCACCACGGCGGATGAGGGCGTTGAGGGCTCCATCTACGACGAAAAGCACACGTACACCCTCCGGTGTGCAGAGCGCGTCGTGACGGACACACAGCAGTACGGCGTGATCTGGGCCGCCGCTGCGGATGCTGACCCGTTTGCGGAGGAGACCTGGCGCCGGGCCAACCCGGGCCTGGGCGTTTCGCCCTCGCTGGCGTACATCCAGCGCGAGGCCAGCAAGGCCAAGGCCACCCCCTCTTATCTCCCGACGTTCCTCCGCCTCTCCCTCAACAGGCGCATGCGTGCGGCCACGCGGTGGCTCCCGCAACCGCTGTGGGACGAAAACGCTGGCACCGTCGACGACAAGAAGTTCCGATACAGGCGCGCGTGGGGAGGCGTTGACCTCTCCGCAGTGTCCGACCTCTCCGCCTGGGTGCTCGCTGTCGAGTCCCGGCAGAAAGGCGTGGAGCTGGAGCTGGTCTCCCGGTTCTGGTTGCCGGAGGAGCGGCTGGACGAACTGGAGGCACAGCTCCACGTCCCGCTCCGCCAGTGGGCCAAGGAGGGATGGCTGACCCTCACGGAGGGCGATGCCATCGACTACACGGCCATTGAAAAGCAGATCATCACGGACTGCCGGCGTCTGGACGTTCAGCGTGTCTCGTACGACCGGATGTTCGCTGGCCAGATGGTCCAGCGGCTGGAGTCCAAGACCCGGGGCGTAGACGTCGTACCCGTGGCCCAGACGTACCTCGGAATGTCGCCAGGCTCCAAGGAGCTGGAGCGCCTCCTCCGGGAGGGCCAGATCCGACACGGCGGTAACCCCATCCTCCGCTGGAACGCGCTCTGTTGCGAGGTCTACACGGATGGCAACGACAACATCCGCCCCGTGAAGCCGGACCGCAACAAGTCCTCATCCCGCATCGACGGCATCGCGGCCTCCGTGATGGCCCTTGACGGATACGTCCGTCGTCCACTGCGCAAGGCCCGTGCGGCCAGCGCGTAACCCCTACCCACTCCCTGGAGGTGACCATGGCGGAAACGCCCCTGGCAACCGTCCGGCGCCTCCACGCCAAGCTGGTCAAGCGCAAGACGTACGCCGACAAGTGGTCCAGCTATTACGAGGGTCAACGACCGCTCCTGTTCGCCTCGCCTGAGTTCTCCCAGATGTCGGGGGGCCTGTTCGATGGGTTCTCCGACAACTGGTGTCAGGTGGTCCCGGACGCCATGGTGGAGCGACTCCGCCCGGTCGGGTTCCGCCTGGAAGACGGCACGCTGGACAAGGCCGCTTGGAAGGCCTGGCGCTCAAACGAGTGCGACGTGGAGTTCGGCCTGGCCGCCCTGGAGGCGCTCCTGGCCGGCCGTTCGTTCGTCATGGTCTGGAAGCCGGACGGCATCAACACCGAGATCACGTTTGAGCATGCCTCCCAGGCCATCGTGGACTATGTACCCGGGCGCCGGCGCGTGCGTCGCGCGGCTCTCAAGGTCTGGACGGACGGCACGGTGGACTACGCCGTACTGATCACGCCCAAGGTCGTGTACCGGTACGAGAGGCTGGCCAACGGGACGGACGAGTGGAAGGCACGACGTACCGGCCTCGCACCCCAGGAGACGGCCCACCTGGCCAACCCCATGGGGGAGGTCTTCATGGTGGAACTCCCGAACCGGTCCCGTCTCCGGGGTAAGCCCCGTAGCGAGATCGAAACGGTGGCCCCTCTCCAGGACGCCATCAACACGCTGTGGGCCCACCTCCTAACCGCCGCTGACAACCTGGCGGTGCCGGCCCGTGCCGTCCTGGGCATGGACAGGCCTACCCGGGAGATCACGGACGATGAGGGCGAGGTCATCGGTGAGGAGGACCTCCCCATTGCGCCGTTCCGAAGGGACCGGTTGCTTTGGCTGGAGAGTCAGAACGCCTCCATTGCTGAGTTCTCCGCAGCGGACCTCACGAACTACACGAACGTCATTGAGGTGGCCGTCCGTCACGTGGCCGCACAGACCCGCACGCCGGCGTCGTACCTCACGGGCGAGATCAGCAACGTGTCCGCTGACACGCTGACCGCCACGGAGTCCGGTCTGGTGGCCAAGGTCCAGGAGGTCCAGCGCCACCTTGGGGCCGCTCTCCGTGAGGTCATGCGCCTGGAGGCCCTGGCCGCCGGGGACGTTGCCCGCGCGGCATCGCTGGCCCTGGGTGACGTGATCTGGAGGGACGCACAGTTCCGTTCGGATGCGCAGTACGCGGACGCGCTGACCAAGTACAAGGCCATTGGGGTTCCGGATGAGGCTCTCTGGGAGCGCATGCCGGACGTGACCCCAGACATGGTGGAGCGCTGGAAGTCCATGAGGACCGATCAGGCTGCGGCCATCGTGGGTGGGGACCTCGCCTCCATGTTCGGCTCCAAGCCGGAGCCCGGTGAGGAGGGCACGCCTCCCGCAGAGTAGGGAGTGACGCGTGGCCAACGAACCAGACCTGGGGGGTCTCACCCCTAGCACGTCCAGGGACGCCTCTCCGGCCCGCTCGCGGGCTCTTGCGGACGCCCGGTACCTCCAGGTCCAAAGCCTCACGCGAGGCGTTCTGACGGCCGTACAGGCCCTTTGGGTCACTGCCACCCCGGACCGAATCCTGGCCGCCATGGCGGGAGAGGTCGGAGCGGGCATCCTCAACGCTGTCCTGGCCGGCCAACTCGCCGTGGCCCAGGGGGCTAGCGCCTTTGTAGCCAACGCGATGCTGGCTCAGGGAGCCTCGCCCCAGGCTGCGGGGCTCTTGGTCCCGGGACAGCTTGCCGGGTACGCCGCTGACGGGCGGGCCCTGGCCACGCTCCTGTATCTCCCCGCCCTCACGACCGCACGCGCGCTCGCCCGTGGAGTCCCCGTGCAAGTGGCGTCTGTGATGGGTCTCAATCAGATGGCCCGCCTGGTTTCCACCACCCTGGCAGACACGGCCCGTACCGCTACCACAGTTGCGATGACTGCCACGGAGCGGTGCGTGTCGTACGTCCGTGTGGTGAAGCTCCCGGCGTGCGATCGATGCATCATCCTCGCTGGTCGGCAGTACACCTACAGCGAGGGCTTTAAGCGCCACCCCGGGTGTGACTGCGGCATGGAGCCGATGACGGACCGGGAGTGGAAAGCGTCGAACGGCCCCAAGGAACTCTACGCAGCCATGACGCCGGAGGAGCGAATCCGCCGGTTCGGCAAGGATGCCGTGGAAGCCATGGAGGCCGGCGCGGACATGGCCCAGGTGGTCAACGTGACTGGCCGCAAGGGCGGCGTGTCCACCGTGGAGATGTTCGGCAAGAAGGTCCAGGTGACCCGTGAGGGCACCACCAAGCGAGGCCTCGCCTCCACCTCCATGAAGGAAAGTTTCCAAAAGATCAAGGGCGAGCGCTACATGCGCACCACCGCCCCCCGCCTCACCCCGTCGGAGATCCTCCGCCAGGCCAAGGGTGACCGCGAACACCAGATCCGCCTACTGACCAAGTACGGCTACATCCAATAAGGAGCGATTCCAGGATGCCCGAAAACCCGAACCCCAACGGCCCGAACGACCAGGGCGCCAAGGACGGAGACCCTGCCAAGGACGGCCAGGGCAACCCGAACCCCAACGGCCCGGACAGCGGCAAGCCGGACGCCTCCAAGGACGGGGACCCCGCCAAGGACAAGGACGGGGAGGGTGCACTGGGGGAGGGTGGCCTCAAGGCCCTCCAGTCGGAGCGTTCCGCCCGCAAGGAGGCGGAGTCCAAGGCTGCGGAGCTGGAGGCGGAGGTCAAGCGACTCCAGCGTGCGAACGCTGCTGTCAAGGGACACGACCTGGAGGCCATCCGGACGGAGATCCGGGCCGAGTTTCAGACCCAGCTCCTGGAGTCGGAGATCCGGGCGGAGGCCAAGGGCAAGGTGGTGGAGGCCGGCGAGGTCGCCAAGCGCTACCCCGAGTACTTCAAGGACGTGAAGGCCGGTGACGCCGATGGGCTCACCAAGGCCGTGGCCAAGCTCCTGGAGGACAAGCCCTACCTGGCCGAGAAGACCGACGACAACCCCGGATGGGGTGACGTCGGAGGTGGCCAGCGCGAGGCCGTAGTGGACGAACCGTCGTCCCCCACGGACCGCCTCCGGCGTGCGTACGGAGCCACCAAGTAACTACCCACCACCTCCTCACATGAGGTGGTGGCCCCATCTCATGAGGAGTAACACATGGCACTGACTCTCGTGGAGGCGGCCAAGCTCTCCCAGGACGACCTCCAGCGAGGCGTCCTGGAGATCTTCGTTCAGGAGTCCAGCATCCTGGACCGTATCCCGTTCCTCACCATAGAGGGCAACGCGTACGCGTACAATGAGGAGGCCAGCCTCCCGGGCGTGGAGTTCCGTTCGGTGAACGAGGGTTACGCGGAGTCGACCGGCACCGTAAACCCCAAGTCGGAGCGGCTGGTCATCCTCGGTGGCGACGCCGACGTGGACACCTTCATCGTCAAGACCCGGGGCAACCTCAACGACCAGCGGGCCATCCAGACCCGCATGAAGGTCAAGGCCGTCTCGTACAAGTTCCAGGACCATTTCTTCAACGGTGACACGGAGGTGGACCCGAAGGGCTTCGACGGCCTCAAGAAGCGCCTCACCGGTGCCCAGGTCCTGGCCGCCGACGCCAACGGCATGGGTCCCGTGGCCGGCGGGCACGACTTCATGGACGCGCTGGACGCCCTCATCGCCTCCGTTCCCGGCCTCAACGGCTCGAACGGCGCGATCTACGCGAACCGCGCGGTCATCGCCAAGGTGAAGTCCAGTGCCCGGCGCCTGGGCGGCGTGGAGTTCATCAAGGACGCGATGACGTCCAAGATGGTCGCCACGTACAACGGCATCGCCCTCCTGGACCCGGGTCAGACCCCCGCCGGCGCGGACATCCTCCCGATGACCGAGACCCAGGGCACCGCCACCGATGCCTCCAGCGTCTACGCGGTCAAGTTCGGCCAGGACGAGACCGACCAGGCCGTTACCGGTCTGACCAACGGTGGCGTCACCGTGCGGGACCTGGGCGAGCTGGACTCCAAGCCGGTGTACCGCACCCGCCTGGAGTTCTTCACCGGCCTCGCGGTGTTCGGTGGTCGGGGCGCCGCGCGCCTCACCGGCGTCCAGGCCAAGTAAGGAGGAGGGCGTGGCAACGGCCCGCAAGCCCAAGTCCGCCCTCCCGGACCCGCACGACGGCACCAAGTGCGACGCCCCCAGGCTGGAGAGTTTCGATGCTCTCCGGCCCGGGGGCGACCCGGTGTCCGTCGTGCGCTGCCAGGAGTGCGGTTCACAGACAACCAAGTAGGGAGGCCGGGGAATGGCGCTGCCTCCTCTCGCCACGCCGGAGCAACTCGCAGCGTGGATGCAAACAGACGTGGCCAGCCTCCCCGGTGACCCCGCGCTGGTCCTGGCCGTGGCCTCTCAAGTCGTGCGCAAGCGTGCGCGCCAGTGGTTCACGGTCGGCACCACCGCCCCGGAGCTGTGTCCCCGGGACGGGTACGTGGACCCTCCGCAGCGTCCCGTGAGGGCCATCGTGTCCGTGACGGACGCCGACACGGGCGCCTCACTGGGATGGAAGTTCCGGCGGGGCAGGGTCTACGTTGGCCGGTACGTGGAGGCTGTGAAGCTCACGTACACGCACGGATACACGGAAGTGCCGGCGGACGTCCTGGGCATCGTCCTGGGTGCGGCCTCCCGCGCGCTGAGTAACCCGGACAACCTCCGCCAGGAGACCGTGGGGAGTATCTCCCTCACGTACTCCGTGGAGACCCTGGACGCCTCCCTCTCGGAGCGTGACCGGGACCTCCTGGACGCGTACCGGCGGGGTGTCGCGGTGGTGAGCACCGGGTGAGCGCGTACATGGACTCAGCGGTACGCCTCCGGGCCCCGTTGGTCACAGACAAGTACGGGAACACCACGACAGAACGGGACTGGACCAACCCGGACCGGTTCGCCATCACGGGTGTGTCCATCCAGCCGGACGGATCTTCGGAGACGAACGGGGACCGGGAGCTGGTCCTCACCGGCTGGAAGCTGTACACGCCCCGTGGCCGGGACCTGGACCTGGTGAAGACGGACCGTGTGGCGTGGGACGGGATGACCCTGGAGGTTGACGGGGAGATTGCCCGCTGGCGCTGGGGAGGCCGGGTCCACCACGTTGAGATTCGACTCAAGAGGGTGACCGGCTAGTGGCTAACCGACTCCGTATCAACTGGAACGTGGTCCACGACCTCCTCAAGAACCAGGAGACCCAGGAGGTCATCAGGGAGCACACGCGCCGGATCGACCGGGCCGTGGTCGGCCAGGGTGGACAGTCGCGTGTGGATTTCAGCGCGGAGGGCGAGCGCGCGCGTGGCGCTGTGATCGCCGGGTACGAACCGGGGGCCACGGCGGAGTCCACCCGTGCGCAGCTCCTCCAGGCGCTGGACGGGGGTGAGTGATGCCCCGTCCGGTGGTCAAGTTCCCGGACGCTGTGTTCGTGGTTGTGGAGTACCTCCGTATGGCCCTCTCCGGGCCTCCCGTGGGCTCCAGGGTCCCAGACCCCATGCCAGCGGAGTTCGTCCGCGTACAGCGCATCGGGGGCCTCCGTGGACCCATCACGGACCGGCCCCGGGTGGACGTACAAGCCTGGGCCACGACCGAAGACCGGGCCTGGTCCCTCTGTGAGGACGCCAGGGCGTACGTCATGGCGATGGCCGGTAAGCGGGGGGAGACGACCGTGTCCCACGTCTCCGAAGTAAGTGGCCCGATGTGGCTACCCGACGCCTCCACCGGCAGGCCCAAGTACGCGTTCGCCGTGGAGTTCACAACAAGAGGAGTTAAGCATGGCGGGTGACATCGCAAACCCCCGGCTGTGGGTGGGTGCGGATCTCTGGACGGCACCGGTGGGCACGATGCTCCCCACCGACCTGGCGACGGAGATGACGACCGTAGCGGCATGGAAGGCTGTGGGCCTCCTGTCGGAGGACGGGGCCAGCGAGGGCCGCGATGAGGACACGTCAGACTTCTACGCCTGGGGCGGGAAGCTGATCCGGGTCCGGCGGTCCAAGCACAAGCGGACCATCACCGTGACGTGCCTGGAGGACAACCTGGTCGTGTTCGGCCTGGTGAACCCGGGGTCCAGCGTGACCACGACCTCCGGCGTCAACACCCGGAAGATCCGCATCCCCAAGTCGGAGCGCGTGGCGTTCTGCCTGGAGCTGGAGGACGGGGACATCACGCGCCGGCGGTTCATCCGCCAGGGTGAGGTCACCGCAGTGGGCGAGGTCGCGCTGAGTGACTCCGCCCTCCAGGCGTTCGAGCTGACCATAACCATCTACCCGGACGCCGATGACGTCCTCTATGAGGACATCGACAACGACCCCCAGGGCAACGTCCCGGAGGTCCCGGCCGGCTGACCATCACCACCTCACATGAGGTGGTGATCCTGTAGGGCCCGTGTTCTGGGTGGGGCACGGGCCCTACGTAACCACCCACTCCACCCGCACTAGGAGACGAACATGGCCGCTGCGAGCGCCAAGAAGAACGACGCCACCGGCACCCCGACCCCGGTGGAGTTCAACGGAGAGACCTACACCGTTCCGCCGGCGGACGACTGGGACATTGACGTTCTGGAAGCGATCGATGACCAGCGCATCACCCACGCCCTCAAGGCCCTCCTGGGTGAGGGCCAGTACAAGACGTTCCGGACCCACAACCGCAAGGTCACCGCGCTGGGCGACTTCATGAACGCTGCCCAGGAGGCCGTGAAGGCGGGAAACTCCTAGGGCTCCTCCCGTTCCTGGAGGAGTACGGGGATGAGGTGGAGGCAGACCTGGCATTCCGCCAGGTTGACCTCCTGGACCTATGGCGGGGGAGGATCACGCCCCGGAAGCTGGACGTGATGATCCGGGGTCTTCCCCCCGACTCCGCCACCCGAATCGCCATGAACGGCAAGGAGCCGCTGTGGTCCCGAACGGACTACATCCTGGCGGACCTCATCGACAGCAACAACGGTGTGGCGTGGCTGGTGGCAAACCAGGAAGTCCCCGTGTGGAAACGCGGTAAGTACCCGGACCCGTATCCCCGTCCGGGGATGGAGTCCCGCAAGAAGGAAATCACGCTGGCGGACCTTGAGGCGTTCCGCGAACGAACCACCAAGAGGTGACCGATGCCCGCTCCTGAAATCGCAGTCGCGTACGTCTCCATCGTCCCCTCTCTCCAGGGGTTCCAGGGGGACCTCCGGCGACAGGTTATGGGCCCCACGGAGGAGGCCGGCCAGGAGGCGGGGGCGGGATTCGGTAGCAAGCTCAAGGCCGGCATCGTCGCGGGTGCGCTGGCCGCCGGGGCCCTGGGCGCCAAGGCCCTCACGGAGGCGTTCGCCCAGGCGAGCATCACCAAGAAGGTCCAGGCCCAGCTAGGTGCGACCAGCAAGGATGCCGCTCGCTACGGCAAGGTCGCTGGGCGTCTGTACTCCCAGGGCGTGGTGGACACGTTTGAGGAGGGCGCGGAGGCCATCCGGGCAACGGTCCAGGGCGGCCTTGTCCCGCCGGACGCCACGAACGCCCAACTGGAATCCATCGCCACCAAGATGTCCGACGTGGCGACCACGTTCGGCACGGACATGAGTATGCAGACCCAAGCGGTCTCGGCCATGCTCAAGAACGGCCTGGCGCCGGACGCCGAGTCAGCGCTGGACACCATCGCGTACGGGTTCCAAAAGCTGGGTCCGAACGCGGAGGACCTCCTGGAGACGTTCCAGGAGTACTCCATCCAGCTCCGGAAGCTGGGCATCGACAGCAACACCGCGCTGGGCCTCTTTCAGCAAGGGCTCAAGGGTGGCGCCCGGGACACGGATATCGTGGCGGACGCCCTCAAGGAATTTTCCATCCGTGCCGTGGACATGAGCACCAGCTCTCGCGACGCGTACAAGGCGCTTGGCATGGACGCCAAGGAGATGGAGACGCTGATCGGCAAGGGTGGCGACTCCGCCACCAAGGGTTTGGACATGGTGCTGGACAAGCTCCGGGGGATGCACGACCCCGTGGAGCGCGAGGCCGCCGCAGTGGGCCTGTTCGGAACCCAGGCGGAGGACCTTGGAAAGGCCCTCTTTGAGCTGGACCCGTCCGCCGCAGTGTCCACGCTGGGCAAGGTCGGGGGCACGGCCAAGGAGATGGGGAAAACCCTCCGCAACGGCCCCCTGTACGAACTCCAGACGTTCAAGCGCGAACTGGAGCAAGGCCTGGTGGAGGCCATGGGAACGTACGCGATTCCCGCCCTCAAGGACGGCATCGTGGCCCTCCGCGACCTGTCGTCGTGGGGCAAGGAGGCGTTCACGTGGGCCCGGGACGCCTCGCCGTGGCTCCTCCCGCTGGCGATTGCCATCGGCGGCGTGACGTTCGCGCTCAACGCACAGAAGATCGCTGTCGCCCTCACCACCGCCGTGTTCTCCGTGTACCGGGGCGCCATGCTGGTGGGCACGGCGGTGACCAACGGCCTGGCTGGCGCGCAAGCACTCCTCAACGCAGTGATGGCCCTTAACCCGTTCGTCCTGGTTGCCATCGCCGTAGCTGCGTTCGTCGCAGCGGTCATCGTGGCCTATAACAAGGTCGGGTGGTTCCGGGACCTGGTGGACGTCGCGTTCAAGGCTATCGGTGACGTCGTGATGTGGCTGTGGAACGTGGCTATCAAGCCCACGTTCGCCCTCATCGGCGAGATCTTCATGTGGCTGTACACGCTGATAGCCGTGATCGTTATCGCACCAGTCATGGTCCTCATGAAGGCCTTGGGGGCTCTGTTCGGCTGGTTGTACAAGGTGGCCGTAAAGCCCTCCCTGGACGCTATCGGTGCCCTGGGCAAGTGGCTGTGGGAAAAGGTGCTCAAGCCGGTGTGGGGTTACCTCATGGAGGGCCTCCGCACCCTGGGTGGGGTCTTCAAGTGGCTCTACGACAAGGGCGTCAAGCCACCGCTGGAGTCCATCGCAGCCACCGGAAAGTGGCTGTGGAACAAGGCTCTCAAGCCCACGTTCGACCTCATGAAGGACGGCGTGGAGGCCATTGCCGACTCCTTCAAGGACGGCAAGGACCTCATCGAAAAGCAGTGGGCCAAGCTGGAGGATATCGCCAAGGCCCCCGTTGAGTTCGTGATCGACTACGTGTACAACAAGGGCATCGTTCCGCTGTGGAACAAGGTGGCCAAGGTTGTGGGCGGTAAGACCCTGGGTGAGTTCAAGGGGTTCGCGCGAGGCGGCATCCTCCCCGGGACCTCATCGTTCAGGGACGGGGACGACCAGCTTGTCCCCATGCGCAAGGGCGAGGGCGTCTACGTCTCAGAGGCCATGAAGGACCCGTACGAACGGGCTCGCCTCCACGCCGTGAACCAGGCGGCCATGCGTGGTCAGTCGCTGTCCAAGTACCAGGGCGGCCAGGGCTACGCCAAGGGTGGCATCATCGGCTCACTCAGCGGCCTCATGGGCGATGTCTGGGACTGGGGCAAGGACACCGTGGGCGGGTTCCTCAAGAAGGGATTCGGCAAGGTCACGGGCGTCCTGGACAACATTCCCGGCGCAAACACCGGATGGGGCGGCCTTATCAAGGACGTTCCGCTGTCGTGGGTCAAGAGCCTGACGTCATTCGGTGAGGAAAAGGAAAAGAACCTCACCGGTGGTCCAGGGGTCAAGTCGGCCCTGGCCTGGGCTCGCACCCAGGCTGGCAAGCCGTACCAGTGGGGCGGGGCGGGTAACCCCTCGTGGGACTGCTCCGGCTTCATGGCCGGCATCCAAAAGAAGATCATGGGGCAGAACCCCAACGGTCGACTGTGGGCAACCGGTGCGTTCCGGGGTGACCAGGCTCCCGCCGGATGGGTGCGTAACCTCCAGTCACCGTTCATGATCGGCATCACGAACGCCAACAAGGGCCACACCGCTGGCACCCTGGCGGGCGTCAACGTCGAGAGTCGCGGTGGCGATGGTGTCGTGGTCGGCTCCGCAGCACGGAGTTACAAGTCCGGCCTGTTCACCGACGTCTACGGGTTCGCTCCCGCCAAGAAGTACGACAACGGCGGGTGGCTAATGCCAGGCGCGCGCCAGACTCGCAACGAGACCGGCAGGCCGGAACCCGTGTTCACGGCCTCCCAGTGGTCCAGCATCCACACGCTGGCCTCCCGGGGCGCCTCCGGTGGCCTCGCAGACGGAGCCCGCATCACGCTGGTGACCGACGGGGGTTCGTTTGAGGCGTACGTGGACGCGCGCGCCGATGACCGCATCAACAAGGGGCTGGTGGAGCCCGCCAACCTGGGAAGGAACCTGTAAATGAGCACTCCCGCAGAGGGGTCCATCGTCATCACCGACCCGTACGAGATCCCCCAGACGGAGGAGACCGTGAACGAAAACGGGGACACGGTGGTAACCGGTTACCCGTCGGACGGAGCCATCCCCGTAGGAGCACCCGCCGACACGACCGGAGACCAGGTTCCCGGTCCTCCGCCCGGCGCCGGGGACGTCCCCATGGGTGCCTAGTCTCCGCCAGGGCCACCACCTCACGTGAGGTGGTGGCCCGCTCACGAAAGGTGCCCACGTGGCGTTCCCCAACCCCAATCTACTCCCCGATGACGCGTCCCAGTTCGAGGGCGCAACGCACTCGTGGATTGATCCCAGCAACGCCACGCTGTCCATCGTCTCCGGCCAGTACATGGCGGGTTCCAAGTCCCTCCGGTTGACGGCCACCGCTGCGGGCACGGCCAGCGCATCAACCCCGTACGTCCTGAGTGGCCTTGCGCCCGGAAAGACGTACGTGGCACGCATACCCATACGCGTCAGCACGGCCAGCGCCGGCAAGACTGCCACGGTACGCATGGCGTTCTATGCGGACTCCGGTCCCAGCATTGGAACCATGGATGCCGTGGTGAACCTAAGTGCCACGGGGACAGGGTGGCTACCCGACAACTTCCCCACCGTGTCCATGGTGGCCCCTCCTGCCGCCGCAAAGGTGCGGATGGTCGTGACTGTTACGGGGATGGCCGCTGGGGAGTACGTCAACTTTGATGACTGTTACCTGGGGGAGGCCCCCCTTATTCCCGGGAACCTGTACCCGTACACGGTCCAGTCGATGGAGTCGGGGGTCAGTACCTGGGGGGCCACCGGGGCAACTACCTTGTGGGGGGACGGTACCCGGTCCGACGGCTTTCGCAACCTGGGCTTGACAGCCACCTCCGCCGGTGTGATCGCCGCTCGCCCCAACACCTACGTTCCGGTCTCGGCCGGCGCGGAGTACGTGGGCGAGGCGTGGGTGTACAGCGCGGTGGCGACCACCGTGGACGCCCTCATCGTCTGGGCGGACTCCACCGGAACGGAGGTGGGGCGCACGCTGGTAACACGGGATGCCACCTCCGGAGCCTGGTCGTACTTCATCGCTGTGGGCGTGGCCCCGCCGAACGCCACGCAAGCACGGCTGTTCATCCAGCCGAAGGCCTTGGCCACGGGGGATACGTTCTACGTCGATGAGGCAGCGCTCAAGACGTCCCCGAACCCCACGACCAACCTCCTGACATACGACGAGTACTCCACCGAATCCACGCTCCCGCCCTGGACGTGGGACGGGGGAGTGGCAGACCGTTCGTACTTCTACTCCACAATCACGGACGGCCGGTACATCCAACGGGTGACCCCCGACGGACCGGGGTACCTCTCCGGGTTCATGGACCGGCTGGTGCCCGTGACGGAAGGTACGACTTACCAGCTCCGCACGCTGGTGCTCCGTCGGAACCCCACGGCGGAGGCGATCAGCCTCACGGCGCGAGTGCGCATCGACTGGTACGACGACAACGGGACCATGGTCCAGGCGGACGTACCGGACCAGTACGCGACAGTCACGGAGTCGGTCACCTACTCTGGCGTCCTACTCGGCGAGACGCGCACGTGTCCGCCGGGAGCCACCCGGGCCCGCCTGGGTGTGGACATCGACCACACCCAAACCCTGGCTGAGTTCTACTACGTGGACAAGTTCCAGTTCTACGTGTCTGACTCGCTGTACGCGGTCACGGTGAGCGACTCCCGGGGCTCCATCGCCCTCCAGGTGAACTACAGTCCCGCCGGCGCTACCTCCGTATCCATCCGTCGGATGGATGAGGACGGCTCCTCCACGTACATCCGGGGGTACGGCCAGGAGTTCAACAAGGCGCCGTACTCTCCTGGCCCCATCGTGGCGGAAGACTATGAGGCCCCGCTGGGGACCCGGGTCTGGTACGCGCTGGAGTGGTTCGGCGCGTCCGGCTCCCCGGTGGCGCGAGTCTTCACCCAGACCGTGACCGGGCCCGTCCTGGAGGACGGGGACTACGTGTGGTTCAAGTCCCCAGGACTTCCCGCCCTCAACGTCCAGGTCATGATGGAGACGGCCATCAAGTGGGAGCGCGCTGCCCGCAAGACGTCGCTGACCATCGTGGGCCGCAAGAACCCCGTGGACATCACGGACGTTCGCGGAGGCCGCACGGGCTCGCTGTCCATCCTCGTGTGGGACGAGTCCAGTCACGTCCTGTTTGACCAGCTACTGGACTCCGGTCTGCCCGTCCTCATCCAGGCGATGCCGGGATACGGGGTTGCCGGGAACTTGTTCCTCTCCATCGGTGATGTCTCAGCGGAAAACGTCCTGGGCGTCGCCAACGAACCGGGGTGGCGCTGGGCCCTGGCCGTGTCAGAGATCGACCGACCGGACGGGGGCCTCCAGGGTTCAGCCGGCCGGACCTGGCAGGACGTCATGGACGAAAACGCGGACTGGGCCGCTGTGGATGCCAAGTTCGCCACCTGGGCGGGGGTCCTTACCAACAACACCTGATCAGGAGGGCGTTGATGCTCGAAACATCCAGCCGATGGGGGCCGGCACTCACCGGCTCTCACGGCCTGGCCGTCAAGGTCAACGCCCTCCTGGACGGAGTGGTCACCAAGGAGGCCATCCCGTTCACGGACGGTTCGGTGAAGGTGGACCGGGGCAGCGAGACACGCCGTTCCCTCACCCTCACCATTCCCGACCCCCGGGACTTCCCCCTCTCCGCAACGGACACCTTCGGGGTCTACGGCCAGCGGCTCTATGTGGAGCGGGGCATCCGGTACCTGGACGGCACTACGGAGCTGGTTCCGCTGGGCACGTTCGTGGTCACGAACGTCTCCGGCTCCGTCCACGACGGCCCACTCTCTATCACGGGAGCCGGCCTGGAGATCCTGGTCAAGCGGTCCAAGTACGAGACAGCAGCAAGCACTCTGGGACGGACAGCGGACCAATTCGTCCTGGCCACCCTCCAGGAGGCCATTCCGGGGGCCGCACTGGTCTCCACGGCGACGTCTGGGGGCCTCGCGCTGGCCACCAAGACCTGGGACCCGGACACCGACCGGTGGTCAGCGGTCCGTGAGGTCGCAACAGCCATCGGCGCGGAAATCTACTGCGACGCCTTTGGGACGTTCCGTATGGTGGACGTTCCGGACCCGGCCGTGTTGGGTGCGCCCGTGTGGGCCGTGGACGCCGGACCGACGGGCGTCATGGTCGCTGCGGAGGTCGCGCTGTCCAGCGACGACGTGTTCAACAAGGTCATCGTGACCGGGGAGAACTCCTCTGACAACAAGCCTCCCGTGCTGGGCTCCGCAGAGGTCACGGACCCAACGGACCCGCTCCGGTACGGAGGCCCGTTCGGCAAGGTCACCAAGCGCGTGTCTTCCAGCCTGGTGACCACCTTGGGCCAGGCCCAGACCACCGCCCAGGCCCTCCTCCGGAGGTACCGCCAGGCCAACCGGGCCGTCACCCTCCGTGCCGTCCCGAACCCCGCCCTGGACGCCGGCGACTGGATTCGTGCCGACTACGGGACGAACCTCCCGCCGGAACTTCACCTGGTCCAGTCGTTCGAGATTCCGCTGTCCGTCTCCGGGGGTGCGTCCACCATCGCCACCGTGAGCGGGCGTACCGATTCGGAGGCGTGATGGCCACCAGCATTGACCGACTCATTTCAGCCGTGATCCGGGCCGTCCGAACGTCCGGCGTCCTGGAGGAGAACACCCTCTCCGGCACCGTTTCCGTCGTGAACACGGACGGCACCGTGGACGTCACCAGGAACGGCAGCACCTACCCGCGCGTCCGGCGCCTCTCCGGCTACACGGCACCCGCTGTGGGCCACACCGTGACCATACACAAGACGTCCGCCGGGTGGGTGTGCCTAGGCGCGTACCTCACCTCTTGACCACCCACCACCGGGAGACACCACGTGGCCTTGACCGACCAGTACGGCCAGAACGTCCCGTACTCCACGATGACCGACCAGGCGAACGCCCAGACCCTGGGCCAGAACCTGGTGGAGAACATCGTTCCCCGCACCATCATGCGGTTCCCGTCCGCCAACGTGCGTGGAGCCACCATCAAGAAGCCGGTGGAGGGCATGGCCTCATGGCTTGAGGACGCCCGGCGCCTGGAGATCTACCAGAACGGCGCCTGGATGCCCTATTCCACGGACCCCTCGTGGGGGACGTACAACCCCGTGTGGGGAGGGCTCACAGCCATGGGAGGCTCCGTCTCCTACGGGCGAGTCTCCAAGGAAGGCCGTCGCGTGGAGGCCGTGGCAACCCTCACGGCCGGCACCGGGTCCACGCTGGGGACTGGCAACATCACGGTTTCCCTCCCGACCCCCGCCAACGGCTCCGTGCCCAGCGGGTTTGCCTGGCAGGGCACCGGCGTCTTCTACCAGAACGACGGTACGGCCTGGCGACTCCTGGCCCCCATCATCGACCGTGCGGCATCGGACGCCATCGTCTTTGCCGTCCGCCCCACGGACAACGGCCTGGTTCGTCCTGGCGTCCTTGACTACTCGTGGGCCCCCGGGAGCGTCATTCGGGTCCAGTTCACGTACGAGTCCGCCGCGTAACCACCCCCATCCACGCCCACCACCTCACGTGAGGTGGTGCTTGTCATGCCGCAAAAGAGGAGACCAGTGAGCAACGCATCGAAGATCGTTTCCGTCGCCAAGGGTGAAGTCGGGTACCGGGAGGGCAAGAGCGGGTCCCACTACAACAACAAGCAAAAGTACTCTGGCCAGGTCCCGGGCCTGGAGTGGTCCAACTACCAGCCGTGGTGCGCCACGTTCGTCTCCTGGGCGGCCCTCAAGGCCGGCGTGGCCTCGCTGTACCCGCGTACGGCCTCCTGCCTGGTCGGTGTCTCCTGGTTCAAGAAGCTGGGCCGTTTCAGCGAGTACCCGGCCGTCGGAGCCCAGGTGTTCTACGGCCCGAACGGCGGGACCCACACCGGTCTGGTCTACGACTACGACGCCACGTACGTGTACACCGTGGAGGGCAACACGAACGACTCCGGTAGCGCGGAGGGCAACGGCGTGTACCTCAAGAAGCGCCGGCATCCCGCAGACCGTCTTGCGGTGGGAGCGGGCCGAGGCGCCCGAGCTGCCCGAGTTCCGGATCGAGCGCGACGGCGAGCTGCGCGAGTTCGTGTGGCCCGAGCGCACCCGCGAGTGGTGGCGCATGTGGATCGACTCGCCGCAGTCCGATCACTTCGGCTCGTCCGACTGGCAGTACCTACTCGACACGGCCCTGATTCACGCGCGGCTGTGGTCGGGCGAGCTGTCCGCGGCCGCCGAGCTGCGGCTGCGCGTCGCTGCGTTCGGCGCGACGCCGGCGGACCGGGCCCGGCTCAGGATGGTTTTCGCCGAGGCGGACGGCGCCGACGAGGGCCGCGGCGCGTCCGGCGGGCCGTCGGCGAAGGAACGTTACGGCCAACTGCGGTCGCTGCCCGGCGGGAAGACCGGCACGGGCTCGGGTGAGTAGTTCGGGGGTCCGTCATGCCGTGGCGGGGTCCTGAGTACGAGGGCGAGCTGCCCACCCTCGGGTGGCAGGTGCTCGATTGGATGACCGCGTTCCTGGCGGCGCCGGACCGGGCCGAGTACGAGCCGTACGTGCCTACCGCCGAGATGGCCGAGTTCGTGCTGCGGTACTACGAGCTCAACCCGATCACGGGCCGCCGGATCGTCCGGCGCGGCGTGATCAGCCGGCCGCGCGGGTGGGGGAAGTCCCCGTTCGTGTCTGCGATCGCGCTCGCCGAGGCGTGCGGCCCCGTCGTCCCCAACGGTTGGGACGCCGACGGCGAGCCGGTCGGCATGGGGTGGGACCGGGTCCGTACGCCGCTCGTGCAGCTCGCCGCGGCGACGGAGAAACAGACCGAGAACAGTTGGATGCCGCTGCTCGAAATGGCGCGCTCGGGCCCGGTGCTCGACGAGTACGGGCTCGAACCGCTCGACACGGTCGTCTATCTGCGGCGCGGGAAGATCGAGCCGATCACTGCCTCGGCGACCTCGGCGAAGGGCGCGAAAGCGTGCTTCGCGAGCCTCGACCAAACCGAGGATTGGCTGCCCGCGAACGGCGGTCGGAAGCTCGCGAAGACCATGCGGTTCAACGCGGGCAAGATCGGCGGCAGCCTGATCGAGACGCCTAACGCGTTCACGCCGGGCGAGGACAGCGTCGCCGAGCAGTCCGCGGCCGACTGGAAAGCCATTCGAGAGGGCCGGTCGCGCGGCTCGGGTCTGCTGTACGACCACCGCGAAGCGCCGGCCGACACCGACATGACCGACGAGCAGTCGCTCGTATACGGGCTGCGGGTCGCGTACGGAGACAGCTCGGATCACCCCGACGGGTGCGTGCTGCACGACCCGCCGTGCGCGCCGGGGTGGTCGCCGATCGAGCGGCTCGCCGCGGATTTCTGGGACACCTCGAACGACCCGCAAGAGCTGCGGGCCGACTACTTGAACCAGATCACGCACGCCGCCGATAGCTGGTTGAGCGAGCCCGAGGTGCGCGCGGCGTCCGACCTCGGCAAGGTCGTCGAGCCGGGCGAGCGCATCGTGCTCGGGTTCGACGGGTCGCGGCGCCGGAACCGCAAGGTCACCGACGCGACCGCGCTTGTCGGGTGCCGACTGTCCGACGGGCATGTGTTCCCCATCGGCGTGTGGGAGCAGCCCGACGGCGCCGCCGGTCGTGACTGGCAGGTGCCGGTCGTCGAGGTGCTCGCCACGGTGCACGAAGCGTTCGACCGGTACGACGTCGTCGGCATGTACGCCGACCCCGCGAAGTGGGAAAGCCACGTCGCGGACTGGGAAGCGGCGTACGGGCGGCGGCTCAAGGTGCAGGCCACCAGGGCACACCCCATCGAGTGGTGGATGACCGGCGGCCGGTCCGTGCTGATCGTCCGGGCGCTGGAGAAGTTCCACACCGCTTTGACCGAGGGCGAGTTGACGCACGACGGAGCGTCGGCGCTCGTGCGGCATCTGCTCAACGCCCGGCGCCGCAAGACGCGTTCGGGTCTACAGATCACGAAGGAACACCCGGACTCGGCGAAGAAGATCGACGCCGCGGTCGCCGCCGTACTGGCGTGGCAGTGCCGCCTCGACGCGATCGCGGCCGGCGTCGAGATCGAAGAGCCCGAGATGTGGGGCGGCACCTTCTGACGAGCCCGGGAAGGGGGCGACGACGTGCTCGACGACACCCCGGACTCGCCGGACTGGTGGCTGTTGCGGCTCGGCCGGAAGCTGCGCAAGCGGCAGGGACAGCTCGACGAGTGGTGGCGGTACTACCGCGGGCGGCCCGATCTTCCCCAGTTGCCGAAGAACGCCGAGGCGGCGTTCATCGACTTCCAGCGGAAGAGCCGCACGAACTTCTGCGGCATGATCGTCGGCGCCACGGTTCATCGGCTGCGCGCGCTCGGCGTGACCGGCCCGGACGGCGAGCCGGATGCGGCGGCGTCGCGGTGGTGGCAGGCGAACCGGCTGGACTCGCGGCAAAAGCTCGTATGGCGGGTCGCGATGGGGCAGTCGGCGGGGTACATGCTCGTCGGCCCGCACCCGACCCGGGTCGAGGACAACGGCCGGCCGTCACCGCTGATCACGCCGGAGCACCCGCGCGAGTGCATCGTCGAGTACGACCCGGAGACCGGCGAGCCGTACGTCGGGCTCAAGGCGTTTCACAACGACGTCGACGGCTACGGGTATGCCCGGGTGCTGTACGACGACCGGTCGTTTCCGTACCGGACGCGCGAGCGCACGAGCGGCCGCCTGCCGTGGGGGCCCGACTCGTGGGTGTACGTCGGCGACAGCGACGAGGGCGAGCCGCACGACCTCGGCGGTCTGCCGTTGGTCGAGTTCGCGCGTATGCCGGACTTGGGCGAGGACCCCGAGCCGGAGTTCGCGGGCGTGCTGGACATTCAGGACCGCGTCAACATGGGGATCTTGAACCGCATGGCCGCGTCGCGGTACTCCGGGTTCCGGCAGAAGTGGATCAAGGGTCACAAGTTCGCGAAGCGCACCGACCCGGCAACCGGCCTCACGGTCGTTGAGCAGCCGTTCACGCCCGGCCCTAACACCGTGTGGGCCAGTGAGGGCGAGAACGCGCAGTTCGGGCAGCTAGACGCGACCGACCTGCGGCCGTTCCTCGATGAACACGCCGCCGACGTCCGCGACATGCTGATCGTGTCGCAGACCCCCGCGTACTACTACGCGGGGGACCTGATCAACATCAGTGCCGACACCGTGAGCGCGCTCGACCTCATGCACGTCGCGAAGTGCCGCGAGCACATCGCGGCGTTCGGCGAAGGACTCGAAGACGTGATGAGCCTCGCCGCAGCGCAGGCCGGTGTGCCCGAGGACTACACCGAGGCCACCGTGCGGTGGCAGAACCCGCAGTACCTCAGCCCGGCCGTACAGGCAGACGCCGCAACGAAGTTGGCGAGCATCGGCTACCCGCTCGCGGTGATCGCCGAGGACATGGGCGAGACGCCGCAGCGCGTGCAGCGCATCGCGGCGGCGTCGGCGTCCGAGAAGCTGCTCGCCGCGTCGCTGCTGCCCGCGCCCACGGTGCCGACGGCCGGCAACCTGCCGGACGACTCCGGGGCGACCGATGGGTGAGGCGTTGCAGAACGCGCTCAGCGATCGGTACGACGCGCTGTCGACGTCGCTGCGCAACCGGGTCGTGCAGTTCGTGCTCGACGCGTTCGACAGCCTCGGCGGCTACCGCGACGCCGACGCCGCGGTGTTCGTCGAGCACGTGCTGCCGACCGTCCTCGCCGCTCAGGCGCAGATGGGACAGATCACTGACGCGTACCTGTCCGCGATGATCGCCGACATGCTCGGCGGCGCGGCCGCGCCGACCGGCGTCGCCCTCGACGAGGCGCTGCGCGGCGTCGACCCGGCCGAGGTCTACCGGCGCCCGTTCGTCACCACGTGGACGGCGCTTAGCCAGGGCAAGGCGTACGCGCAGGCGGTCGACGAGGGGCGTACGCGGCTGCTGTCGATCACCGAGACCGACATGCAGCTCGCGCGGACGCACGCGGCCCGGCAGTCCATGCAGCGCGGCGGCGCCCGGTACTTCCGGCGTGCGCTGCGCGGCCCGGGGAACTGCGCGCTGTGCACGATCGCCTCGACGCAGCGGTACCGGGTCGAGAACCTCATGCCGATTCACCCGGGCTGCAACTGCAAGCCCGAGCCGATCGTCGGCAACAAGGACCCCGGGCAGATCATCGACGAGCGGTTGCTGCGCGAGGCGCACGACGCCGTCGCGAAGACCGTCGGGCAGTCCGACACTGGCGGCCGCACCCCGGATTACCGGCAGGTGATCATCACCCGCGAGCACGGCGAGTACGGGCCGCTGCTCGCCGTCCGCCGGCACGAGTTCACGGGGCCGAGCGACGTCTCGTCGTGACCCCGGGCGCCGACACGGCGCACCCCCATAGCTCACCCCGACCCGACACGGGAGACACCACCATGCGCACGCGCACTCTGCCCCGCCATGCCCGGACCGGGCAGCTCGCCCTCGGCTGGCGCAAGCCGCGGCCCGGCGAGGACCCGACCGAGCTGTACCCGGTGTGGCCGATCCTCGGCGGCGCCGAGGACGGCGACGGCGGCGACCAGGACGGCGACGAGTCCGACAGGGACGACGACGGCGACCAGGACGACGACGCCGACGGCGACGGGGGCGACACGGTCGACCACAAGGCCGAGGCGGAGAAGTGGCGGGCGCTCGCCAAGAAGCACGAGGCGAGGGCGAAGGCGAACGCGGGCTCGGCGAAGGAGCTCGCGAAGCTCAAGCGCGAGGGCATGTCGGACGTCGAGAAGCGCGTCGACGAGGCGGTCGCGGCGGCCCGCGCCGAGGAACGCACGAAGGCCGGCGAACGCGTCGCTCGCTCGGCGTTCCTGGCGGCCGCGAAGGACCGGCTCGCCGACCCGAAGGCGGTCGCCGACGACGTCAACCTGCGCAAGTACGTCGACGAAGAGACCGGCGACGTCGACGACGACGCGATCGCCGAGCTCGTCGACCGGCTCGCCCCGAAGTCCGGCACGGACAAGAACGACGAGGACGACGACCGCGAGGCCGGACGCGACACGCGCCGCCGCCGTGGTCGCGGATTCGACCAAGGCGCCCGCAAGGGCAGCGGCAAGGGAGCGGGCGGAGGCGTGGCCGCTGGCCGCGATCTGTACCGCGAGCTGCTCGGCAAGGGCGCCGACAAGAGCTGACCACACGAAGGAATTGATCATGATCCTTGCTCAGACCACAGAGCAGTTCGGGTCTGACGATCAGTCGTGGCTCGGGTCCGCGCACGGCACGGACTCGACCGAGACGATCGCACTCGACACCAGCACGTTCACCCCGGCGACGCACTACCCGGATGGGTACTTCAAGTCGGGTATCCCGCTCGGCCGGATCACGGCCGGCGGCAAGTACGGCCCGTACGACGCGGCGGCCGAGGACGGCCGCGGCACGCTCGTCGGGTTCCTGTTCGCCGCGGTCAAGGCCCCCGCCGACAACACCCTCGACCCTGCGGCCGCGCTGCTCACGCACGGCAAGGTGCGCGAGTCGAGGCTGCCCGTCCCTGTCGACGCCGCAGGCCGTGAGGCCGTCGCCGGTTCGATCCGGTTCGTCTGAGAGGAATTGCTGACATGAGCTGGACTCTCGACACCGAGTTCATCGAGCCGACCGAGCTCACGGGCCTTATCCGGGCCGCACTCGCCGATCTCCAGGTGAACCGCTTCACGCTGTCGCGGTGGCTGCCGAACGTCGAGGTCGACGACATCGCGTACGAATTCACCAAGGGTGGTGGCGGTCTGGCCGAGACTGCCTCATACCGCTCGTGGGACGCCGAATCGAAGATCGGCCGCCGCGAGGGGCTCGCCAAGGTGATGGGCGAACTGCCTCCGATCTCCGAGAAGATTCTGCTCAACGAGTACGACCGGCTGCGGCTGCGGAAGCTCACCCGCGACGACGCACTGCCGTTCATCGCTCGTGACGCGCAGCGTCTCGCCCGCAACATCGGCGCTCGCTTCGAGGTCGGGCGGGGGCAGGCCCTCGTCAACGCACAGGCCCCGATTCCTGAGTTGCAGCAGACGGTCGACTTCGGCCGGTCGCCCGAGCACTCGGTCGTCGCCGCGGTGCTGTGGTCGGATCACGAGAACGCGACGCCGATCGACGATCTCGAAATGTGGGTGCAGACGTACATCGATACGAACGGCGTCGCGCCGGCCGTCATCCTCATGTCGCGGCAGGTGCTCAACAACATGAGGCAGTGCGACCAGGTACAGCGGCAGGTCTACCCGCTGGCGCCCGCAGGCTCTACGCCGATCGTCAACGCCGATCAGGTGTCGACTGTGCTCACCGCGGCGGAGCTGCCGCCGATCGAGATCTACGATGCGAAGGTCAAGGTCGAGGGCGTCTCGACCCGGATCACCCCGGCGAACGCGGTCGCGCTGCTGCCCGAGCCGGGCGCGACGACCGCAGCGCAGCCGACCGAGCTCGGCGCAACGCTCCTCGGCACGACTGCCGAGGCGCTCGAAGCTGAGTACGAGCTCGTCGGGGACGAGCAGCCCGGCATCGTGTCGGCGGCGTACAAGTCGAAGGACCCGATCCGGCTGTGGACGCACGCCGCAGCGATCGGCCTGCCGATTCTGGCCGAGCCGAACCTCACGTTCAAGGCGCAGGTACTCGCATGACCGCCCGGCGCCTGATCGCGTACGTGCACGTCGCCGGGGCTGTCTACGGTCCCGGCGACGACGTGCCGCCCGAGGCCGCGCGCCGGATCGGCGCCCATGCGTGGGCGACCGGCGACGACCAGGGCGACGGCGGCGAGCAGCAGCTCGGCGACCAGGCGCCGGCCCCGAGCGAGGCGCCGCCTCGCTCGGGCCGCGGGTCCGGCGCCGAAGCGTGGCGCCGGTTCGCCGAGCAGCACGACGTCGAAGTGCCCGCGGACGCCACCCGCGAGGACGTGATCGCCGCGTGCGAGGCGGCCGGTGTCATCGACCCGGAGGTGTAGCAGCCATGGGTACGCCGACGCCCCCGCCGCCGTTCGCGACGGTCGAGGACTACGAGGCCCGCGCGGGTATCACGCTCGTCGAGCCGCAGCGCTCGCAGGTCGAGGCGTACCTCGCAGACGCGTCGGCGCTCATGCGGCGGCACATTCCGGCCGGGTTCACGCCGGACCCGGCCACGACGAAGGCGATCGCGGTCGCCGTCGTCCGCCGGGTCATGGCGAACCCGGGCGGTTACCGGCAGCGCACGATCGGCCAGTATTCCGAGACGCTCGGCGAGAACGGCGGTCTCTACCTCACCGAGGACGAGATCGGCATGTTGCAGCCCGAGGACAACACCTATCCGGACGCCGACGCCGCGTACACCCTCGGCGGCCGCGACGAGGGGCTGCCCGGGTGGCGGCCCGACCCGTGCGACTGGCAGCCGCTCGGCTGGGCCCGGGGGCGGCTGTGATCGGGGCCGATCTGCTGCCGCACCTCGTCGAGGTCGAGCACCCGGGCCGGCGGACGGACCGGTACGGCAACGAGGTCGACGACTGGTCGGCCTCGACGCGCGCGCCGGTCCGGGCGTGGTTGCAGCAGAACACCGGGGCCGAGGAGACCGACCAGCGGAACGCGCAGATCGGCGAATGGCTCTTGCTCTGCAACCCCGTCGACGTCGACGGCCGCCCGCTCACGGTGCACGGCGAGGACCGCGTGCACTGGCAGGGCGCCGTGTTCGAGGTGATCGGACCGGCGGGCCCGGCGTACGCCCCGACCGAGCTGCATCACTACGAGATCCGGCTGCGAGTAGTGGAGGGGTGACCATGGCACGGCCCTCGTTCCGGCCGAACCGGCGGAACATCGCCGGGTTCCTCAAGACGCCCGCGACGCACGCCTTGATCGAGCGGAAGACCCGCGCCGCCGAGTCTGCGGCGTCCGCTGCCGCGAGGTCGGACGGATGGGGCGGGCAGTTCCGCACGGACGTCGAGACCGGCGACAAGCGGGCCCGCGGCGCCGTGATCGGTGACTACTCGACCCCGTATCCGGAGGTGTCGCGGCGGGCACTGCTGCGCGCACTCGACGCGGCGCGGGGCGCCGAGTGATGGCGGCGCCGATCGTCTTTCCGGACGCTGCGGCGCTCGTCTGCACGTACCTGCGCGAGCAGCTCGTCGACCGCGAGGTGCGGGTGCCGGTCGGCACTCGGGTGCCGTCGCCGCGTCCCGCGCGGTTCGTGCGGATCGAGCGGATCGGCGGCCTGCGGCTTGACCGCGTCACCGACCGGCCGCGTCTGGACGTCCACTGTTGGGGCGCGAGCGAGGAAGACGCGCACGATCTCGCACAGCTCGTGCGGGCGCTGCTGCTCGCGATCCCCGGTTGGCGCGGCGCGGCCGCGTACGACGTCGCCGAGGTCGGCGGGCCGAACACCCTGCCCGACGCGACGTCGGGGCAGGACCGGGTCGCGCTCGCCGTCGAGATCGCGCTGCGAGGCAAGAGCCTCGCCTGATTCGGGGCTCACCCTCCCCAGTGACCACACACCCCGGACCGCGCGCGGCCGGGGTTTCTTCATGGAGGACTCATGTCCACACCGACCCCGGTGTCGCTCGAAGCGGGGCTTCACAACGAGTACATCCGTAAGCAGCTCATGCAGGCCGTGTTCGCCGCGGACTACACCGCCCCCGCGATCGAATCGCCTGTCGGCACCGACGGCGCGCTCGTCGCGATCCCGAGCGAGTACGTGCCGGTCGGCTACACCACGGACGACGGCATTACGTACACCGGTGATCTCTCGATGGCCGACGTCACCTCGTCGCAGTCGGTCGAGCCGACACGGTCGGACGTCGAATCGGACGTGCTGAGCGCGCAGTTCGCGCCGCAGGAAACGAATCAGGCGACCGTCGCACTGTTCGAGGGGCTGCCGCTGTCGGGCACGGGCGCGCTGCCGGCCGTCGGGACCGCGTGGCAGTGGGACCGGGCCGCGACGCCGAAGAACCCTTACCGGCGGCTGCTGTTCATCGGCCTCGACTACAGCGACGCCGGTGAAGAGATCTACATCGTGAAGTTCTTCCCGCGCGCCCGGCTCACCTCGCGCGACGACGAGCAGTGGGCCCGCTCGACGGAGACGCAGCGCCCCGTGACGTTCAACGCGTTCCGCGACTCCGCGCTGAACACCTCGTGCCGCAACTGGGTCGACGGGCCCGGGTGGCGTGCGCTCGCCCCGACGACGCCGCCGGCCGAGGGCTGAACCCCCGCCCCCTGATCGGGCGGGGGGCGGCGGTTCTGGGTGAGCCCCGACCGCCCCTCGCCCTCGACTGCTCACCCGCAGCTCACCCGAGAAAGGCACGATCATGTCGAAGCCCGGCAAGGCCCGTTACAAGCTGTCGGCCGTCAAGGCGAGTTACGCCGAGGCGGTCGGCGGCGAGCTCGTCGAGGTCGAGACCGATGACGGCAAGACGTACACGTTCCCGCACCCGCTGTTCACCGCCGACTCGCTCGCGAAGGAGATCGACGCTGCGGACGGCGACGAGCATCGGGCGCGCATCCTGCTCGGCGATCAGTGGTCGGAGTTCGTGAAGTCCGGCGGCGACGCGAACGGGCTCGTCCTGGTCTACGTCGCGGCCCGCTCTGAGATGCAGGAGACGCTCAACAAGCACCGCCCTACGAAGAGGTAGGCGGCGAGGCGGCCGACGAGGAACCGGCCGACGCCGTTTACACCGTGCTCGACGTCCTCGGCGATCACCCCGAGGCCGTCGAGGCGGACCTGATCAGGTACTACGGGCACGCCCACGGACCGGGCGGCCCGCTCGCCGCTTTCTGGCGCGGCGAGATCACGCTGCGGCTGCTGCGGGTCCTGGTCGAGGCGCTGCCGCCCGACTCGGCGACCGGCCGCGCGCACGCCGGGCACCACTGGTCGCACGTCGACTACGCGGCCGCCGACACGGTCGATCTGCTCGCGCTGCTCGTAACGCAGTTCGCGAACGCCCACCGCGACCCCAAGAAACCGGCAGCCCCGATGCCCGAGCCCGGGTGGCGGCCGGGCGACCCGCTGCCCGACGAGGCCGAGGCCGCAGCACAAGAGAAGAGAGCGAAGGCGCGAGCGGCGTACGACCGCATCACCTCGCAGGTACTCCCCGGAAAGGGGTGATCCGTCGTGCCGGTCGAGGTCGGCGTCGGGTACGTGTCCATCGTTCCCGAGATGCGCGGGTTCGGCCGACTGCTCGATCAGCAGCTCTCAGGCCAGACGGCCCGCGCCGGGCAGGCCGCGGGGCGGTCGTCGGGGCAGGGCTTCCTCGGCGGCATGGGCGGGGTCCTCAAGGCGGGGGTCGTGGGACTCGCTGCGGGCGCCGGGGCGCTGTTCGCCGCCGGGTTCTCGAAGGCCGTCGAACAGGACAAGAGCAACGCCAAGTTGGCGGCGCAGCTCGGTCTCAACGAGCAGCAGTCGGCGCGGCTCGGCAAGGTCGCGGGCTCGGTCTACGCGAAGGGCTACGGCGAGAGCGTCGATCAGGTCAACGACGCGTTGAGGGCGCTCGCGCAGAACGGCGTCGCGGCGGTCAACGCCCCGAAGAAGGATCTCGCCGGGCTGTCGAAGGCCGCGCTCAACCTGTCCGAGACGTTCGGCGTCGACGTCTCCGACTCGGCGCGCGCTGCGGGTCAGATGATCCGTACGGGCATGGCGAAGGACGCGAAGGGCGCGTTCGATCTGCTGACCCGCGGCTACCAGTCGGGCGCCGACAAGGCCGGGGACCTCGCCGACACGGTCAATGAGTACGGGACGCAGTTCCGGAAGCTCGGGCTCGACGGGTCACAGGCCCTCGGCCTCGTCTCGCAGGCGATCAAGGCCGGTGCACGCGACAGCGACGTCGCCGCCGACGCGCTGAAAGAGTTCTCGATCAGGGCGGTCGACGGCAGCACGACGACCGCCGACGGGTTCAAGATGCTCGGGCTGTCGGCGTCCGACATGGCCGCGAAGATCGGCAAGGGCGGCACCTCGGCGTCGTCCGCGCTCGACCTCACCCTCGACAAGCTGCGCGGGATCGAGGACCCCGTGAAGCGCGGGCAGGCCGCGGTCGCACTGTTCGGAACGCAGGCCGAAGACCTCGGCGACGCGTTGTTCTCGATGGACCCGAGCAAGGCGACGGCCGCGCTCGGCCAAGTCGGCGGCGCCGCCGACAAGATGGGCAAGACCCTGCACAACACGGCGTCGCAGAACATCGAGGTGTTCAAGCGGCAGGCGTTGCAGGGGCTCGCCAACTTCGCGGACAAGTACGCGCTACCGGCGCTGTCGGCGTTCGGCGGGTTCCTCAACGACTACGTGCTGCCGCCCGCGAAGGTCGTCGGCGGCGAGCTCGTCGACGTCCTCGTGCCCGCGGTCAAGGCCACCGGTTCGGCGTTCGCCGGCGGGGCCCAGTGGATCAAGGACTACGGGGCGTGGCTGCTGCCGGTCGGCATCGCGATCGGCGGCATCGCCGTCGTGGCCGGTGCGTCCACGATCGCCACATGGGGCATGACCGCCGCGTTCACGGTGTACCGCGGCATCATCCTCGCGACGACCGCGGTCACGCGCGGTTGGGCGGTCGCGCAGGGCATCTTGAACGCGGTCATGTCGGCGAACCCCGTCGGCTTGATCATCGTCGGGATTCTCGCGCTCGGCGCCGCCCTGGTCGTCGCCTACCAGAAGAGCGAGACGTTCCGGGCGATCGTTCAAGGCGCGTGGCAGGCCATCCAAACGGCCGCCACGGTTGCGTGGACCGGCTTCCTTAAGCCCGCGCTCGACGGCATTTGGGCCGGGCTACAGGCCGTCGGCTCGGCCGCCTCGTGGCTCTGGTCGACGGTGCTGTCGCCCGTGTTCGGGTTCATCGGCACGGCCGCGAAGGTGCTCTTCGCGGTGGTCGTCGTCGCCGTCGTGACGCCGATCGTCCTCGCGTTCAAGGCACTCGGCGCGGTCGCGGGGTGGCTGTGGAACAACGCGATCGGCCCAGCGTTCCGCGGGATCGTCGCGCTCGCCTCGTGGTGGTGGGCGGGCGTGAAGGTGTACTTCGGGCTCGCGAAGGCCGGCGTGCAGGCGGTCGGCGCGGTCGCGATGTGGCTGTACCGCAACGCGATCCAACCGGCGTTCAGGGGAATCGTTTCTGTCGCCTCGTGGTGGTGGGCCGGGGTCAAGGTCTATTTCAACTTGATCAAGGCCGGGATTCGCGCGGTCGGCTCGGTCGCAACGTGGCTGTACCGTAACGCCGTTCAACCGGCGTTCCGCGGGATCGGCGCGGCCGGTTCGTGGCTGTGGAACAAGGCGCTCAAGCCGGTGTTCGACGCCGGGAAGCGCGGCGTCTCACTCTTCGGCGGGGCGTTCCGCACCGCGCGAGACGCGATCAGCAAGGCATGGTCGCAGGTCTCGAAGATCGCGGCGAAGCCGGTGAACTTCATCATCGAATTCGTCTACACCAAGGGCATCAAGGCCGTTTGGGACAAGGTCGCCGGGTTCGTCGGCCTCGGCAAGCTGCCGAAGGCGCCGAAGCTGCTCGCCGACGGCGGCCGCACCCGCGGCGGCACCCCGGGCAGGGACTCGATCCCCGCGCTCATGATGGCCGACGAGTTCGTCGTGAAGCGCAGCAGCGCCCGGAAGATCGGGTTCAGTGCGCTCAACTACATGAACGAGACAGGCGAGTTGCCGGTGCAGCGCTTCGCGGGCGGCGGCGTTGTCGACACGCTCAAGGGGTGGGGCTCGTCGGCGGTCGACTGGACCGTCGACAAGGCGAAGAAGGTCGGCGGCGTCGTAATGGACGGCGTCGACTTCCTCTCGAACCCCGGGAGGCTGTGGGACAAGGCGACCGGGTTCATCCGGAAGAAGATCGCGGCGATCGGGCAATCGAAGTGGGCGCAGGTCGCCGGGAAGATCCCGCTCAAGATGCTCACGGGGTTGAAGGACAAGGTCGTCAACGCGGCCAAGTCGGCGTTCGACTTCGGCGGCGGGGGCAGCATCGGCGGCTCGGGCGTCAAGCGCTGGTCGTCCGTCGTGCTCGCGGCGCTCAAGATGGTTGGGCAGCCCGCGAGTCTGCTGCCGACCGTGCTGCGCCGCATGAATCAGGAGAGCGGCGGCAACCCCCGCGCGATCAACAATTGGGACATCAACGCCCGCAACGGGGTCGCGAGTAGGGGCCTCATGCAGGTGATCCCGCCGACCTTCGCCGCGTACGCGGGCAGGCTGCGCGGCCGGGGCATCTGGGACCCGTTGGCCAACATCTACGCGAGCATGCGCTACGCCATGTCGAGGTACGGCTCGCTGTCGCGGGCGTACAACCGGCCGGGCGGCTACGCCTCGGGCGGGCGGCCGCGGCCGGGCGAGGTCGCGTGGGTCGGCGAACGGGGCCCCGAGCTGCTCCAGTTCGGCGGCGGCTCGCGCATCTTCGACAGCCGCTCGTCGCTCGGCGGCATGCAGGCGCTCACCTTGTCAACGGCCCGGCTCGCCGACGAGATCGGCGCCGCCCGGGTCGGCGGTATCCGGGCGACGCTCTCGCAGCTCGACGCCGCGGCGCTGCGCAGCACGGCCGCGGCAGTCGCCCCGGTCGCCGCCGGTCAGCAGACGGCCCCGGCCGGTCTGACCGAGGGGCAGCAGCTCGCGCTCGTACTCGCCGACGGCACACAGCTCGACGCCTACGTCGACACCCGCGTCGACGCGGGTCTGACCACCGCCCGGCAGCGCAGCCGCGCGGGCGTGAAGGGGAGGTAACCCGATGCCGATGATCGTCGACCCGACGGCGCCGCAGGTGACGCCGCCGGAGCGGGTCACCTCGCCCGACGGGTGGTTCGCCGCCCTGGTCGACGCGCAGTGGGCGGGGGTGGTGCTGTCGTACAACGCGACGACCGCCCCCGCCGCGCCGCGGGTCGCCGATATCCGCAAGGTGCGGATCGTGCGACAGGACCCGCGCGCGTCGGCCCCGGTGCCGGTGCGCTCGGGCGACGCAGCGTGGGCCGTCGAAGGCATCGGCACCGCCTACGACCACGAGGCACCACTCGGCGTCGCCGTGATCTACACCGCGACGCCGGTCTACGACGACGGCACCGAGGGCCCGTCGTCGAGCCTGTCGGTCACGGTGCCGGCACCGGCCGCGGGCGACGACCTCGACCTGTGGGTCAAGAGCGTCGACGAGCCGGGGCTGTCCCTGCGCGTCATGGTCGTCGAGTGGTCCGGGCCGACCGCGGCGGGCAGGCAGGATGCGCTCGACGTCGAGGGCAGCCCGTACCGGGTCGTCGCCTTCGACGAGCACGGCGCCGAGACCGTGCAGATCAAGGTCGACGTTCCGCCCGAACGTGTCGACCAGGTCCGCGCGCTGCTGCGCTCCGGGGTGCTGCTCGCGCAGGTGCGGCCCGGCTACCGGTCCCCCGACGCCTTCCATGTCCCGGCCGATATCACCGGACCGACACCGACGGGCAAGCTCGGCTCGTCCGAGGGCTACCAGTTCGGATGGACGATCGAGCCGATCGAGCGGCCCGACACCGCACGGCAGCCGATGCGCATGCCCGGGTGGTCGTACGACGCCGTCGCGGACCGCTTCGACACGTACGACAGCGTCGCCGCCTCGTACCCGTCGTACGCGGCGCTGTCGACCGACGGGGTCACCTGATGATGCGCCTACCGCCGCAGGTGCTCGCAGCGCTGCCGAAGGCGACGCGGCGCACCACGCGGGCCGAGTGGTCCAACGACGGTGGGCAGACGTGGCAGCAGTGCAAGGTCGCCTCGGCCGAGGTGAAGCCCGACCGCACCGCGGAATGCCGCTGGTCGGGCTCTGCCGACCTGATCGGCGTACCGACCGGCCGCGACGGCGTGAACGTCGCCGCGACACACGTACGGCTGTGGGAGGGAATCGCGCCCCCGCGCAGCGACACGTATTGGGTGCCCGCAGGGTGGTACGTCGTCGATCAGGTACGCGAGGGCCGCACCGCGGCGTCGGTGACCCTGCTCGGCCTCGAAGACGTGATTCGCGGGGCGTCGCTGCCGGTCGCGAGGTCGGTCGAGTCCGACAGCGCCCGCGCCATCGCGGCGACCCTGGTCGCCGAGGCCCTGCCGCAGGCCGCCGTGTCGTGGCGACCGCGGGTCGACGCCGACGCGCGAGTGCCCGCGTTCCTGGTCGACGAGGACCGGTGGCAGGCGATCAGCGGCGGCACGGACAGCTCGGGCATCTCGACCGGCATCGCGCCGGCCCTCGGCGCCGAGGTATACGCCGACGCCCGCGGCATCATCACGTTCGCCCCGGTTCCGACGATCGACGACCCGGTCGTGTGGCGGCTGCCGTACGGGCAGGGACGGGCCTACCCGGCGCGCGAGCAGTCCGCCGAGGGGCTCGTGAACTGCTGGGTGATCTCGGGAGATTCCGGCGACGGGCAACCGGCCGTCGGGCCGGTCGCGGTGTGGGACGACAACCCGAACTCGCTGACGTACGCCGGGCCGGACCCGGTGAACGACCCGCTCGCGCCGCAGCGGCTCGGGCTGCACGGCGTGCGGCTGCGCGTCGAGCGGTACTCGTCGGCGCTCATCACCGGCGCGGCGCAGGCGCAGACCGTCGGTGAGGCCAAGCTCGCCGACAGCCTCGGCGTGCAGAGCTCGCTCACGTTCGACGCGTACAGCCATCCCGGGATCGAGCCCGGCGACGTCGTCGAGGTCGAGGTCGACCCCGACGTGTGGCAGCGCCACATCATCGACTCGGTCTCGCGGAAGCTCGGCGCCGCCTCGATGAGCTGCCAGACACGAACTGCCGCACGGAGGCTGTGACATGGGCGTTCGCGAAGAACTCGGCAAGGATCTAGCGCGCAGCACGGCGGCCGCCTCGAAGACGGTCACGGTGCAGGTCGTCGACGTCACGGACACGGGCGCGGTGAACGTCGACTATGGCGGCGCGCTGCTCCTCGACGTGCCGTGCACCGACGCCTATCGCAACCGGCAGGCGGGCGACTGGGTCGCGATGCGGCCCGGGACGCAGCCGGTCGTCATGTGGCGGCTCGGCGACGACCCGAAGGACGTCGACGAGGACCGGATACGCGAGATCGCCGACGACGTCGCGCACGACGTGCAGGTCGTACGCGCGGTGTCGTGGGGCACGGGCGAGCCGTCCGGGTCCGGGTGGCAGGCCGTGACCGCGATGTTCATGCGGAAGACCTCGCAGGGGAAAGTCGAGCTGTACGCCCGTGTCGACGCCCCGTCGGACACCCCGCCCGACGAACCGGCCGGGCACGCGCCGAAGGCGGTCAAGGTCGCCCCGAACGACTCGGGTTCGTGGCGGGGCGGCCGACCGGACGACTACGCCTCGACGCCGACGCAGGGCGATTGGACCGGCGGCGGCAACCGGCGCGGTGCCTGGTTCTACGGCTCGAAGATCGCGGCCGCGTGCGCGGGCAAGACCGTCGCGAAGATGACCGTCGCCTTCACCCGCCGCCGCGGCACGGGCGTGAACGCCAAGCGGCCGATGCACCTGTACCTGCACGACTACACCTCGGCGCCCGGCGGGCAGCTCAGCCTCGGCTCGGGCCCCGAGGAACTGCTCTCGCTCAGCGTCGGCGCGAAGGGCTCGGCGACGCTCCCCGCGTCGTGGCGCAACGCGCTCGCGTCGGGCTCTGCCCGCGGACTGGCGATCTACGCCAATGGCCGCACCGACTATGCCGCGTTCACCGGCGGCACGATCACGATCACTTTCTCTGCGTAAGGAGGCGCCCCGCGTGGCGACCATCGGATACGCCCAACTCCCCGTGCCCGCAGGTGGTGACAGCCCGACCGTGCCGGCCGATATCGCCGAGCTCGCCGAGGCGGTCGACCCTCATCTGCTGCACCTCGTCGTCGACCAGGCGGACCGCGACAACAGGCTGTCGGACGCCCCGGCGCAGACTCTCGCGGTCGCCGCCAACGGGGCGACGTGGCTCAAGTCCTCGGCGACGGCGAACACATGGCTGACGTTGTGGCAGCCGTTGCCCGACTGGCGACCGGTCACGCTCAAGAGCGGGTTCACCGTGGGCGACGTCGGGCTCGGCATCCGGCGCCGGGACGAGGTGCGGGTGTCGCTCAAGGGGCGGATCACCCGCAGCGACGGCGCCCTGATCGTCAACCCGAACGCCGTGAACCTCGGCAGCGTGCCGGAGGACTGCATTCCGTCCGGGCTGCGGACGTGGGCGGGCACGTGCTCGATGGGCGGTGCGACGACGCACGCCGCGGGGCGCCTCGAAGTCCTCGCGAAGAACACCGCGTCGGCGTACGGGCAGCCCGGCGACGTCCTGTGGTGGTACCAGGGCGAGGCCGGTACCTCGTGGGTCGACATTTCCGGCGATTACTGGATGGACTGAGAGGGACCGATGCCGCTCTACACCTACGGCGGGAACGGCGCCGCCGTGCTCACCGACGCCGCCGGAAACGTCATCCCCGACTACCCCGTGACCGTCCGGGTCGCCGGGACCGGGCAGCCGGTTACGGCCCTGTATGAGGCTGACGGGACGACGCCTATCGGCGAGCTGCGCAGCAACTCGGCCGACAGCGACTCGCCCGGCGCGATCCGTACGTTCCGGGCCGCAGATATCACCGCGATCGAATACGAGTACAACGGGCTGTCGGGGCCGGTCCGCTGGTTCGAGTCGGGCCGCGAGGTGCCGACCGAGGCCCTCGAAGCGGCGCGGGGCGCGCTCTCGCGCGCCGCGGGCGGCACGGTCGCCGGCCCGCTCACCGCCGCGGGCGGGCTCACCGTGAAGAACGGGTTCACCGTCGACGGCGACGGCCATGTCGACGCGCTCGCGGTCGACACGCTCACCGTGAACGGCAAGCCGGTCACGGGTGATGGCGGCTCGCTACCGGGCATGTACGCGCCGCAGGCGTACGGCGCCAAGGGGGACGGCGTCGCCGACGACGCGCCCGCCGTGCAGGCGGCGCTCGACGCCGCGTACAACGCGGGCGGCGGGTGGGTCCTGGTCCCGCCGGGCACCTACCGGTGCGCCACGCTGCCGCTGCGCATCCGGCGCGGTACACGGCTCACCCTCATGCAGGGCGCGGTGTTCCGCCGCGGAGCCCCGAACACGTTCCTGCTCAACGGCGACGCGACGCAGCAGTTCGGCGGATACACCGGGCATGGCGACCTCGTCGTCGAGGGCGGTGTGTGGGATATGCGCGCCACCGCCAACCCGGCCGACCCCGACATGTGCATCAGCATCGGGCACGCCAGGAACGTCACGATCCGCGATCTTGAGATCCGGGACGTGGGCGGGTACCACGCGATCGAGTTGAACAGCACGAAGAACGGGCGCGTGATCGGCTGCTCGTTCCGCGGCTACCTCGACACCGGCGGCCGCGACTTCTCCGAAGCGGTGCAGATCGACGGGGCCTTTCGCGTGTCCGTGTTCGGCGGGTTCGGCCCGTACGACGGCACCCCGTGCGAGGACGTCGTCATGCGCGACTGCTACGTCGGCCCCTCGGGCACCGCGGGCACCGTCGCGTGGCCGGCCGGGGTCGGCTCGCACTCGGCGGCGTGGGGCGTGTGGCACCGCCGCATCAAGGTCGCGAACAACACCTTCGAGGGCGGCGCGCAGTACGCGGTGAAGCCGTACATCTGGGATGACTCGATCATCTCCGGCAACACCGTCGTGAACATGGGCGCCGGGGTCTGGGCCCGCACCCTCGACAGCTCGAAGGCCGCGGACCGCCGGGACATGGGCGGCGTCGACCGCGCCTCGTCACAGGCCGGTTCGGGCCTCGTGGTCGAAGGCAACACGTTCCGGAACATCGGCGCGTTCAACGACGCGATCTTTGTCGAGGGCGAAGCGTCCGGGAAGTGGCGGCACGTCACGATCACCGGCAACACCGTCGCCACCGTGGGCGGTTCGGAGAACGGCATTCGCGCCGTGCACACCGAGCGGTTCACCGCGACCGCGAACACGTTCACGGACATCGGCGGAACGGCGCTGTCGACCGAGAACTGCGCGGACGGCGTGCTGTCCGGCAACCACATCACCACCTGCGGCGGCTCGTTCTTCACGAGCAACGGCGGCGCCCGGCTCACCGTCGCCGACAACAACGCGAGCGACTGCAAGTCGCATGGGTTCTGGGCCTGGTCGAACACCGATCTCAAGCTGACCGGCAACTACCTGCGGGGCGCCGGACGCGGCGACAGCACCGCGCAGGGCATCCGGCTCTCGACCAGTGGCGATCGGATCACGATCACGAACAACACCTACCGCAAGTGGGGCAGCGGCACCGAGGCCGCCTCGGTCTACACGTGCACGGCCGCCCCGACCAACATCCGCCGATGGGGTAACGACTGGCTCGGTCAAGGCACCGTCACCTCGACGGCCGCGAACGAAACCCTCTCACCGTACGACGCCGGCACCCCGTAGAACGCCGCCCGTACCCGCTCACCCGCACGCCCCGCGCAGCACCGCGCCGGGCGTTTCTTCATGCCCGGAAAGGGGCCCACCATGGCAAAACCGCTGTCGTTCGAGGCGTTCCTCGACGCGATGCGCGACGAGGGCGTGACCGTCAAGGTCGTCGGCGACGCCAAGCACCACAACCGGGCGGGCCACGGCTCGTGGGGGCCGGTGCACGGCGTGATGGTGCATCACACGGTCACCGAGGGCACGCAGAACTCGATCAACATCTGCCGCAACGGGTACATGACGCTGCCGGGCCCGCTGTGTCACGGCGTGATCGACAAGGCGGGCGTCGTGCACGTCGTCGGGTACGGCCGGGCGAATCATGCCGGGTTGGGCGACGACGACGTGCTGCGCGCCGTGATCGCCGAGAGCTCTCTGCCGAAGGTCAACGAGGCGAACACGGACGGCAATTCGAGATTCTACGGCTTCGAGTGCGTGAACCTCGGCAACAACTCGGACCCGTGGCCCGAGGCGCAAGTCGAGGCGATCGTGCGCGCGACGGCCGGCATCCTGCGCCGCCACGGGTGGGGCAAGGACGGCTCGACGTCGGTCATCGGCCACAAGGAGTGGCAGCCCGGCAAGATCGACCCGCGCGGCCCGATCGGGAAGAAGGGCGGCACCGCGCTCACGATGGACGCGATCCGCAAGCGCGTCGCCGAGCGGCTCAAGCACCCGGCGACCTGGTCGCCCGGCGGGACCGGCGGCGGGAACACCGGCGGCACGTACACCGTGCGCAAGGGCGACACGCTGTGGTCGATCGCAGCGGCCAAGCTCGGCGCCGGTGCCCGGAACACCGAGATCGCCAAGCTCAACGGGCTCAAGGACCCGGCCGCGATCACCCCGGGCCAGAAGCTCAAGATCCCCGCCAAGTAGGCAGCCATCCACGGGCGCACGCCCACAACACCGAAGGGGAACAAGCATGTTCACCGGAGCATTCTGGAAAGCCACCGTCGAGCGCATGATCCGCACCTTCGCGCAAGCCGTGCTCGGCGTGGCCGGCGGCGACGGGCTCGGGATCGTCGACGTCGATTGGGGCGGCGCGTTCTCGGTCGGCGGGCTCGCGGCCGTGCTCGCGCTGCTCACCGCGATCGTGACGAGCGGCGGCACCGACGGCCCCGGCATCACGGAAAAGGTCGCCGCTCCCGACACCCCTCGTCTCCCGTCCGTCTGATCTGACGCACGGATCGCTCATGCACTGACCAGGAGGGGCGCACGTGGACGTCGCGACGCTCGGCGCGGTCGGCACGATCCTCGTCGGGCTCGCAACGGCTGTCGGCGCTCTCGTGGGCAAGCGGGGCGAGAACAGGGCCGCGCAATCCGGCGCGGTCATCGGCGGATACGGGGCGCTCGTCGACAACCTGCAAGAGGAGCGGGACAAGGCACAGGCGAAGCTCGCGGAGAACGAGCAGCGGCTCGCCGAGGCGTACCGCGAGCTGTCTGCCGCGCACACGGACAACGCGGAGAAGCGGGCCGAGATCACGATTCTCCGGGCCGAGAACGAGCGGCTGCGCGCACGGATCACGGAACTCGGAGGGGCCCCGACGTGACCAGACGCCATGCGCAGCCGTTGCTCGCGCGGCGGTGGCGCTCACTCATGCTCGCCGCGGTGCTGCTCGTCCTGGCCGGTGCGGTACTGCTCGTGTGGCTGCGGATCGACGCCGAAGCACGCAGGGCCGACCGGCTCGGCGCCGAGGCTGCTCGGCGCGGCGACGCAGTGACCACCCTCGCGACCGACGTGCGGGTGCTGCGCGAGCAAGTCAAGGCCGAGGGCGGCACCCCAGCGGCGCCGGACCCCTCGCGGGCGGTCGAGGATCTGCCGGATCGCGTCGAGACCGTGCCGGGCGCCCCCGGCAAGGAAGGCGGCCGCGGCCCGAAGGGACCACCCGGCAAGGACGGCGAGGACGGGCGCAACGGAGTCGACGGGCGCAACGGCGCCAACGGCGACGACGGGGCCGCAGGCTCGGACGGTGCCGACGGCTCGGCAGGCGGGCCCGGCCCGCCTGGTCCCGCCGGTCCGCCCGGCGAGGCAGGGAAGGATGGGAAGGACGGCAAGAACGGCGCCGACGGCCGCGACGGCAAGGACGGGCAGACATGCCCCGACGGCTACTCGCTCCAAGCACCCGAGTACGACCCCGACGCCCTGATATGCAGGAAGGATTCCGCACCACCACCCGACGACCCCGCGCCGAGCCCGAACGTCCTCGGGCTACCCGCGGAACGCCGCCGCTCATGAAACTTGCGCCCCTGTCTGGCCTCACGGCCGGGCAGGGGCGCTTTCGTCGTGTCTGCCCTGGTCACAGGCAAGGGAGCGGCCTCGCCGAGAACGAGTCGACGAGGCCGTGAGTGCTCCCTGAAGGGAGTGAGTCACCAGTATGACCGATACAGCCGACAACGCACGGTCGTACGCTGGTCATTGAGTGCTCTCACCCATCAAGGGGAATCCATGATCAATCCAACAGGCATGACCACCGGGGAGCGGATCAGGTACTACCGGACGAAGACCGGGCGCACACAAGCCGCGGTCGCCGGACTCGTCGGACGGTCCGAAGACTGGCTTAGCAAGGTTGAGCGCAACGTGATCGGGATCGACTCGCTCGCAATGCTCACCCGACTCGCCCGCGAGTTCGGCCTCACCAACGTCGGCGATCTCGTCGGCGGTACGGCTGTCGATCTCTCCCTCGGCGCCGACGAACACCCGTCGGTGCCGAACATCAGGCGGGCGCTCAACACCCCGCCGTCGCTGCTCGGTATCGGGCTGCCCGGCGACGCGCTCACCGGGCAGCAACTCGCCGAGCGGGTCGTCGAAGCGTGGGGCATCTACGAGAACGAGACCGAGCGGTACGCGCCGGTCGGCGAGATGTTGCCCGGACTGCTCGCCGAGGCGTACTCGACACTGCGGCAGACGACCGGCGAGGACGAGCTCGCCGCGACTCGCGCGCTCGTGTCGCTGCTGCACCTGCACCAAGTGTTCCTGCGGCGGGTCGGTGAGCGAAAGCTGTCGCTGCGCGCCGCCGACCGCGCGATGCAGATCGCAGACCAGACCGGCGACCCGGCGCTGATCGCGGCCGCCGCGTGGAACGTCTGCGGCATCCTCACGAGCTCCGGGGAAGTCGGCGACTCGCTCGACCTCGCCCGCGAGACGATCGCGCATTGCCGCCCCGGCGACGACGCGACGCCCGAGCATCTGTCGGCGTACGGCGCGCTGCACCTCGCCGGGGTCATCGCGGCCGTGCGGCACAGCAAGGCGCCGGCGGCGTGGGATCTGCTGCGCGGGGCCGACTCGGTCGCCGACCGGCTCGGCGTCGACCGGAACGACTTCCACACCTCGTTCGGGCCGACGAACGTGAGCATGCACGGGGTGCACCTCGCAGCCGAAGAGGGCGATATCTCTGAGGCGTTGCGGCTCGCCGACGACGTCGACGTGCCCGAGCCGGGCGGCGTGCTGCCGCTGGAACGTACGACTCGGTACCTGGTCGAGGTGATGCATGCGAACCGCCTCAACGGCGACCAGTACGCCACGCTGCACATGCTTCGACAGATCATGGAAGCGTCACCGGAAGAGATTCGGTACTTCCCGCTCGTCCGGGAAGCCGTGCAGACGCTCATGAAGCGGCCGCGCCCGCACATGCGCACTGAGCTGCACAAAATCGCCGAACACGTGGGCGTGCTCGCCTAGTTGACGAGCCGTCCGTAACCCGGAACCCCAGGCGACCCGGAAGTTTCTTCCGGGTCGCTTCCTTATGTGCCCCCTACGGTCCGTTACATGACGGCGACGCAGCGGCGACAGAGCGCGGGCAAGACCGCGAATCCCAAGCAGGGCGTCCGGATCGAACGTCTTCCGGGTCGACCCTTACGGCAGACCGGAGCGGGGCGCGTCGCGCTCCCGCTGTGGGTACTGAGCGACGGCATCCACGTCGGCGACGGTGACCTCGTCCTCACGCACGACGAGGCGACCACCCTGCACGCCGAACTCGGCCGCTTCGTGACCGATGCCGAGCCCGAGCAGACCGCATCAGGGGATGAGGGCGCATGACGACTCAACACGCAGCACCGCCGCGGCAGTTCCCTCGCCGCTCCGCTCAAGACCGCGCCCGTCGGGCGAACCTCGCCGACGCGGCCGCCGGGCTCGCCGACACGTCCGCGCCGACCGAGGCGGACGTCGACGAGCCCGGCGGGCTCACGGCCGACCCGGTGCGCGGCGACGAGACGAGGGCGGATAGATGACCACTGCGACCACACTCGTGCCGCTGACCGCCTTGTCGGCCGGTCTGATCGCGTCGCTCGACGTCCGCACATGGCTCGACCACACCCGCGACAATCGGGTGTTCTCCCCGCTGTTGCTCAGCTATCCGGCAACGCGGTTCGGCCCCGTTGACCCCGCCGAGGTCGAGCAGCAGATGCTCAGCGTTGCCGCTGCTCTGGACGCTGCCCCTGCCTCGTCGGGACTGCCGGACGTCGGCGAACGGGTCACCGTGCGTTCCGGCGGCATGATGCTGCACTTCAACGACTGCCCGTATGCGCTGCGCCTGCCGCAGTGCCATTCCCAATGGGCCGCAGCGATTCAGGGTCTCGGGCGGGTGCTGGTGATCGTCGGGCTCGACGAGCTGTCGTCGACCGCGACGCGCGACGAGGTCGACGAGTACCTCGAAGCGGCGGCGAACGGCGACCGGCTGTACTTCGGGCTCGCCACGGTGACCGACAAGCCATACAGGGGCCGCAGTACGCAGCGGCTCCCCTAAGCAGGGTCGCCCGGCGGTCGAGGAACCCCCGTGACTCCCGCCGGGCGGCCCGTTTGCTCCGCCTCGCCGACCGAAGAACGAGCGGCCGGCGAGGCGGGGCCCCAAACGAAGCATTCCCCACAGCAGGACCGGCCGCGGAGGTCCGACAGTGCCAACACGACACGCCTACCGGTGCGAGGTTGTCGCCGAGGGACTCGCCGACAACGGTCGCGAGATCACCCTCGCCACCTACCGCGCCGTTACGCCCCGGCTCGCCGCCCGTTGGGCCCGCAGCACTGCGCGCCGCTACGCCCGGTTGCTGTCCCCGGGCCCGGCCGAGCCGTACCTCGGAGGGGCGCGCGTGACCGACTTCGGCCGCGGCTGCCCGCGTCCCGACGACGACCTGCGCGCGTGGTCCGACAGCGCTGAGCGATACGACGACATCCTGCGTGCCCTCGCCAGTGGACACCCCTTTCAGCTCGTCGTCACCGACTACGACGCGCGATACGCGCTGTGCGTCTATCCGCTTCCGGTCCGCAACCCGGCGCCGCCCCCGGTACCGGCACGGAGCGCTCGCTCTCGCCCGTACGCGGGCGCCGGCCGACACCGAAAGCCGCGCCGACTGCTGCTCGACCTTTGCGGGGTGAGCTGATGCGCCGGGACCTGCGGCGTCAGATCACGTATCTCACGTGCCTTTCCGCCCTCGCATTCGTCCTCGCCGTCGGCATCATGAGGGGGCGTCATGGCTGAGTCGCACAACGCCGAAATCGTCCACGCCCCCACCCCCGAGGCCCCGGGAGCGGCACGAGCTTTCATCATCGGGCAGTTGAGGCAGCTCGGAACGGCACACGACCGGCTCGACGAAATTCTCGTCTGTGCCTCGGAGTTGGCGACCAACGCCGTACAGCACGGTTCCCGCGATCACTCGTTCCGCGTCCGGCTGATCGCCGACACCGCGAGTGTCCGTATCGAGGTGTACGACTTCGGCGCGGGCAGGCCGCGCGTCTGCCGCATCTGCGAAGTCCGCCATACCGTCGAGCACGGCCGCGGGCTGCTCCTGGTCAAGGAACTGTCCGACGAGTGGGGCGTCGACCCTCACCCGCGCATCGGCAAAACCGTGTGGTGCGAGTTCAAGACCGACGCATACGCCTCCGGCGTCAAGGCCGCTGCCGCTGCCTCCCCGCCCCCGTAGGGCTCCCAGACTCCCGCCCACCACTAGGTGCGTTCTATCCCTCGGCGGGCGGGACGCCACAGAACGCCGCCAAAGCGCCCCGGCGAAAGGACACGATGGACGCCGACCAACCAGCCGACCGCGGCCTCATGCTGCGGCACACCCCCGGAGCGACGTAGATGAACAGCGCGATCACTCTCACCGTCGATCACCCCGCATGGCAAACCGGCGCCGACGGCGCTCCCGTA